TCGCCGCGGCGCTCATCGGATGGATGCCCACCGGCTGCAGCGATCTCGTGATCTACGCCGGCGGCGAGCTCGTGACCTTCGTCAACGGCTGCCTCTGGTGGCAGGACGAGTACCTCACCGCATTCCCATTGAGGAAGACCTGATGGACGACGCCCCCGTCGACCTCGACGCCATCCCGCCGTCCGGCGGCCGGTGGACTCGAGACCCGCATACCGGCGCCCTGTCGCCGGCACCCGACCAAGACGCGGCGCCCGAGGCGCAGCAGGACCAGGAGTAGAGCATGGCGCTCGATCGCAAGACCAAGAACATGGTAGTGCTCGCCAAGGTCGAGACGACCGCGGGCACCGATGCCGTCCCAACCGGTGTCGCCAACGCGATCCTCACGGCGGGCGAAGTCACGCTGCAGCCGGTCGATGCCCAGGCGGTTCCGCGCACGATCCGCACCGGCTACTTCGGCAGCTCCGGCTCGTTCATGGGCAGCGCCTGGATGCGCGTGTCCTTCGGCGTTGAGATGGCCGGTAGCGGCACCGCAGGCACCGCGCCCGCCTGGGGCGCACTGCTGCAGGGCTGTGCATTCGCCGAGACCGTCACCGCCAGCCAGCGGGTCGACTACACGCCGGTCTCCACCGGCCTGAAGACGCTCACGATCTACGCCTACGCCGATGGCCTCGAGCACAAGCTGATTGGCGCGATGGGCAGCCTCACCGGCTCGCTGCTGGTCAACGGCGTGCCCACGCTCCAGTTCGAATTCTGGGCACCGTACCTCGCGCCGACGGCGGTCGCCAATCCGGCGCTCACGCTCAGCGCCTGGAAACTGCCGGCGCTGGCCAACGACACCAACACGACCGACTTGGTCCTTGGTGGCGTCTACGCCGCGGGCGCGATCACCGGCGGCACGAACTACCCGTCCGGTGGTATCGAGTTCAACACCGGCAACCAGCTCGCGCGCACGGAGTTGATCGGCGCCAAGCGCATGACGATCACCGACCGCGCGGTCTCGGGCTCGGTGCGCACCCTGGACCTGACCCCGGCGCAGGAGATCACCCTGCAGGGCAAGGTCGTCGCGGGCACCCAGGAGTCGATCGGGATCCTGCACGGCACGGTCGCCGGCAACAAGGTGCTGCTGTTCTTCCCGCAGGCCAACTACCGAGGCCTGAGCTACGCCGACGTTGATGGCGTGCTGACCACTAGCGTCGAGTTCGACGCACCCCCCGCGAGCGGCAACGACGACATGCGAATCGTCGCGCTCTGACGCACCCAGAACGACAAGGAGTCCCCTGAATGGCCTTCAAGCTGCAGCCCAATCCGACGTTCAAGGCGACCGTCGCCATCAGTCAGCCGGGCGAGGGCGCCGAGCCGCTGCGCGTGCGCTTCGAGTTCCGGCACCTGTCGCGTTCGCAGTACCGCGAGCAGATCGACGAGCCGAAGCTGTCCTTCGAGGACGCCTGCAAGCTCGTGACGATCGGCTGGGAGGTAGAGGACGACCCCTGGTCGCCGGAGCGCTTCGAGGCCTTCCTCAACGACTTCCCGGCGGCTCCGGTGGACATCTACGCCACCTGGCACAAAGAGACGCGCGAGACCAAGCGAAAAAACTGATGTCGATCGCCCGCGCGCTCGTGCACCCGCCCAAGCAGCGGACGCAGGCGGACCGCGAGGCGATCGTGCGCAACGCAGCCCAGGCGGGCCTGCTGGTGGAGTTGCCGCCCGAACCCGAGCCTGAGGCGGTCGAGGTGTTCCCGGACCACGAGGAGCTGATTCCGGTGGCGCGGCGCATGGACACCCAGCTGAACGTCTCGATGAGCGGAGTGATCGGCTGGCGCCACGAGGCGCTGCCGCACACCTTCCGCATGCTCGCAATCCCGCTCGCGCGCCAGCGTGACATCAGCGCGGACCTGCACGACCTGGAGCTGATGATCGTGGGCGAGCTGAACAAGAAGGGCGCGAAGAAATGAGCGGCTTGACCGTCGCCCTGCGCCTGACCGCCGACGGCAGCCAGCTCGTCGGCGAGATTCGCGGCTCCGAGGACGCGCTCAAGAAGCTCGGCGCGACCTCGCGCGACGCGGGCAAGCAGGTCGCCACCGGACTGGATGGCGCGTCCACAGCGGCCGACCGGTTCCGGGAGACGGCCGCCAAGCTGGTGACCGCCGGCGGCGCGCTGTACGCCTTCGAGAAGATCAAGGACATGGCCGGCGCCGTGGGCGGGACGCTGATCACCGCCGAAGCCCAGGTGGTGAAGTTCCGCGCCGCGTTCGGCACGCTGGGCGACGCGAACCTGGTCGCCCGCGAATTCGAGTACGTCCGATCCATCTCGCGCGAGATGGGGATCGAGCTCACCTCGGCGGCCAACAGCTACACGAAGCTGGCGATGGCCTCGCGCGGCACCGCGCTTGAAGGCAAGGCCACGCAAGAGATTTTCACCTCGATCGCTCAGGCGTCCACGGCGATGGGGCTTTCCGCCGCCGAGACCGAGGGCGCGCTGCTGGCCATCTCGCAGATGATCAGCAAGGGCGTGGTGAGCGCAGAGGAGCTGCGCGGCCAGCTCGGCGAGCGGCTGCCTGGCGCGTTCCAGATCGCCGCACGTGCGATGGGCGTCACCACTGCCGAGCTTGGAAAGATGCTCGAGCAGGGCGAAATTCTGGCCGAGGACTTCTTGCCGAGGTTCGGGCGTCAGGTGACCAAGGAGCTCGGGCAGGCATCCAAGGATGCGGCCACCACCGCGGCCCGCGAGCTGGAGCGCCTCAAGAGCGGATGGAACGAGCTGGTCATGGCCATCTCCGACGCGGGCGCGGCGGACGGCATCTCGCGCGTCCTGCGTGGCATCGGCGATGACTTCGCCGCAGTGGCCGAGCGCATCAGGATCGCCAAGCTCGAAGGGGCTGGTTTCCTCGGGCAAGCGTGGGCCGCCATCAGCAGCACGGACGTCAGGACCGCGGACCAGCGCCTCGGCGACGCAGACCGCACGCTGGCCGATCCGAACGCCGGCTTCTACCAGCGCTGGCAGGCCGGCAACGCCCGCGACCGCGCGGCTTCGCAGCTGGGCACGCTGGGCATGGCCGGCGGCTACACAGACGAGACGGCCCGCGGTTCGGCTGCCGCCGCGGTCAAGGCCTACACCGCCCAGAAGACCGCCGCCGACGCTGCGGCGAAGGCCGTGGACGGCTACGCCTCCGCCACCGCACGGTTGTCCGACGCGCAGCGCAAGGCCGCTGACATCGCCAAGGAGAATGCCGAGTTCCAGAAGGCGGTTGCCGGGCTGAGCCGCGACAGCGCCGAGTACGCGCGGGCGGAGGCAGCGCACAAGACCGCGCTGACCAACATCGAGGAGCGATACACCAAGAGCAAGGGCGCGGGCACCGCCGCGTCCAAGGCGCGCCGCGACGCACTCGAAAACGAGCGCGAGAAGCAAGACGGGCTGAACGAGACGATCAAACTCGCCCTTGATCTCGACGAGAAGCGCCAGAAGGCGGCGGAGATCGAAGCCGACCTCGCGATGACGCGGCTGGAGCGCTACGAGGAAGCCGAGGCTGCGGCCGCCAAGCAGATCCAGTCTGCCGATGACATGCTCGCCGCCATCGAGCGCGAGACGGCCCTGATGGGCGCGTCCAACCTCGAGCGCGAGACCACGCTCGCGCTGCTCGAGCTCGAGAAGACCCTTGTTGGCGACACCGCTGGCGAGTACGAGCGCTACGCCGAAAAGGTCCGTGACGCGGTTGCCAACCGCGAGATTCGCCGCGCAGCCATCGAGAGCGCCGAGGAGCTGAGGCGCGCAGGCGACCGCGCCGCCGACCAGGTCGGCCAGGCCTTCGCGCAGTCGATCATGGATGGCGGGAAGTCCGCTGCGGACCAGCTCAAGCGGCTGTTCGCCAATCTGGTGCTGACGCCTGCGGTCAACGCCGTCGTCAACCCGATCGCGCAGGGCGTCACCAGTGCGTTCAGTGGCGGTGGATCAGGGGTTTCCTCCGGGCTGAGTCTGGCGAGTTCGCTGGGCTCCCTCGGCTCGCTCGGCAGTTTCGCCGCTACCGGCTTCCTGAACACCATCGGCGGCACCGGCATGATGAGCGGCCTGTCCGCGGCCGGCTCGCTCATGTCCGGCGGCTCGATCGCTGGCGGCCTCGGCATGGGCCTGGGTGCCGTCGCCCCCTACGCGATGGCAGCCTACGCCCTTTACTCCCTGCTCTCCTCCGGTGGCGAGAAGCGCGCAGGCAGCACCTACGGCTATTCGGCCAGCGACCTCCAGTACGGACAGGGGCTGAAGGGCATCTGGTCCGACGACGTGGCCGGGATGATCGGCGCTGGCTCGACCAGGTTCATCGGCGGCCCGTCCGGCGGCGACATCGGCGGCGAGACCATCCGCGCGAGCGTGGCGGCGACCGTCGAGGGCATCAACGGCCTGTTCGACCGCCTCGGGTCTACGGACAAGATCGACCAGTTCTGGGGCAAGTTGGAGCAGTCCGAGAAGGGCCGGGGCGGCGTCTTCTCGGGCGGCACGCTGGCCTCCGGCGCGAGCTTCGGCGAATCGTCCTGGGAGAGCGGGACCAGCCGCACGCTGACCGCCGAAGAGGCGATCCAGGCCTTCGCGCTCGATCTCCAGCAGGCGACCATCCAGGCCCTGCAGAGCGCAGCCGACATCCCCTCCGCCGTGGCCGATGCGCTGGCCGGCGTGGACGCCGAGTCGCTCACGCAGGAGCAGGTGGGCGCGCTGCTGCAGTCCGTCGAGTCGATCGTCAGCGTGACCGCTGCCATGGCCGCGCTCGGCGTGCAGGCCGATGCCGTGACTACTGCGATGCTCGCCGCTGCGGGCGGCGCAGACGTGCTGTCCAGCGCTGCAGCGAGCTACTACCAGGGCTACTACAGCGAGTCCGAGCGGGTAGGCGCGCTCTCCGAGCAGCTTGCCGGCCAGATCGGCGCGCTGGGCCTGGAGATGCCTGGCACTAGAGACGAGTTCCGGGCGCTGGTCGAATCGCTGGACCTCACGACCGCGCAGGGCCAGTCGGCTTACGGAACGCTGCTCACGCTCTCGGACGCGTTCGGCGTCGTGGCCGATTCTGCTGCGGCTGCGGCAGACGAGAGTCTGCGCGCGGCGCAGGAATCGGCGCGCGCGGCACTCGACG